ATATCCATATCAGAAATATGTATATCAATCGTCTTAATGATATGGTTTGTGGTGTTCCTCATAACGTACCATGGAAACCAGAAAATACATATGACGATGTATTATCATTTCTGAATGCTTATCCAGATCGTGCTGATTTGGAACAAGAATTCGTATTAGAACTATACGAAGACTTATTATTATCTCGTGGTCAAGACCCTACTGAGGGTGTATTCCCACAACTCCCTAAAGGACAACGTATCATTAGTAGCCCACACCGTACATATTTCCATGGTGCTGGCTTACCTAATATTACATCTAATACCACATCTGCTGCTCAACAGCAACTAGGTATGCAATACCAAGGACAGATGATAGATGCACAAATGTTGGCATATGAAGACCAACGTCGTAACTGGGAGATGATGACTACAGTTGGTGGTCATCCATTAGCAGGTTATCCTGTAAACCCTAACTGGCAAGTTATGGTTACACCTAAAGACTCCAGCTGT